CCCGGCGCGTCGCTTGCTCAGCTGTATCACGCAGCTCACGCCGCCTTTCCAGCTGCGCCGTGTGGGTTGTCGCTCCGCACCTCACTGCTTGCTCGCATAGTACACTCTGGTGCACTCAGCAACATAATTTTGCAAACCTCATTATAGGGGGATCTACCTTTCTACTCATTATGCTATTTATTTTTGCTTCAATTACAGCAAATAAGCCTTCTACCTCATCTTCCGATTCAGGTTCTACAATATCTTTTAGGAAACTATTTCTTGAAGTTGTTACTGTATCAGAATCTTTTTCATCGTTATATAATCTCTCGAACTCGGTTTCCAGATCAGCTTGTAGGACATCATTGAGTCCATCTGTTGATTTCGTAATTTTTACGTGAAATTCTTTGAACAAACTAAACAGTTTATCATAATTAGCTTTAAACTGTGTTGCTTATCTTCTGTTGTTCTCTTCCATATCTTGACCTTGAAACATGGTTTGTTGAGTGCCTTGTGCCATTTCTCTAATTCCCATACGTTCAAATGCCAGAGCGACTGAATATATATCATTGCCATCTAGCGAATATACACTTGTACTATAATTCATATATAAATAGTTAGATATTTAATTTAAATATAATATATAAACTTCACTTAAAGATAAAAAGACATAAAAGATTAATAAAAGACAATGGTGAATTATCAACTAGGTAAGATTTATAAAATCGTTTGCAATATCACGGATGAGTGTTATATCGGTTCAACGTGTCAGTCAACATTAGCTCAGAGACTATCAAAACACGTATCAAGCTCTAAATTATATAAATTGTTAAAAGGTAAGAAATGTCGAAGTCATAGTATAATAGAGAGAGGAAATTACAATATATATCTTGTAGAATCATATCCTTGTAATACCAGGGATGAGTTGATATCAAGAGAAGGTGAAATAATGAGACAGTATAAATCGAATTCTAAATGTGTAAATCATTGCATTGCAGGAAGAACTAGAGAAGAATACTACAAAATCAATAGAGATATCTTTAACGACAAAAAAGACAAAACTATGAAGATAATAGAGATAAGTACAAACAATTAGCTCAAATGTATCGCAAAAATAACAGAGAAGAAATAAGAATAAAACGATTAGAGAGTATCACGTGTATTTGCGGTTCGTGTATTCGGAAAGCGGATAGGTGTAAGCATGAAAAAACTAATAAACACTTAAACTATATAAAAACTTTGAAATGAAAATATCATTATCTAGATTATTCATATAATAATATAATGGACATGATGTATTTTGTTACCAACTTTGATATACTCGCAGTGTTTCCTGAAGCTAAAATTATTAAATATGCAAACTTAGACCAATATAATGATATATATCAATTATTACCCAATAGAATGGATTTTGTTTTCTTACTTACAGAGAGTGAGTCTAACAGTGGCCACTGGACACTTATGATTCGTGACGATCACAAATTTGAATACTTTGACTCATATGGTGTATCTCCGAAGAGTATTCTAGATTACATCCCATCGTACAAAAATAGAAAACTAGGCAATAATTATTCCGAAGACTTAGGTATGATTATCAAAAGTATTAAACCATCGGACAAATTCATATATAACAAAACCAAATTTCAAAGAGATGGATCTAATATCAACACATGTGGGAGATGGGTTATTGCTCGTTTAGCGTTATTTCTATCAGACTCATTAGACTTGAAAGAATTTACAAAACTGATGAAAATTAAAGCCAAACAACTTAAAATGAAAAACGATGAATTTATTACATTTTTAGTATCTGTTAAATAATATTTAAATAAATTCTATAATAAAATCTCAGATTCTATATATGTCTAATTATAATTATGTTTATTACACAGCTCAAATCAATAATGATGGAAGCAAATCACCCGCAAACTACAACGATGAAGAACCCAACCTAGAATTTAAGGAAGATAGGGTTACTCCAATCATTAAAGATAGCGACCAATACGAAATGGCAGTAGAATCAGCCATGTTTGATCTTAAAACTCTTCCTGTATTCGTTCCAACTATCAAATATAACAATGATAGTCCAACTGAAACCCAAAGATTAGAAACCATTTATGAAGTTACCTTAGAGTATAACTCGTATAGTGCAACAGTTCCTGTTTATTTCAAAGCACAAGACGAAACATTATTTGATTCACCACCAGCTTTTATAAATGGAGTAGCAAATTATAAGTCCAACTATTACAATTTATATAATTATGAATCATTTTTTACTGCTGTAAATACTGCAATCCAAACTGCTATGACATCATTAGTCACAGTTCTCACAAGCTATAACGGTACAGTACCTACTGATTTCTCAGCAATGGCTAATAGTAGTGGATTGTATGAAATTCCTTATTTTATTTTTGATAAAGAATCGGGTCTTATATTTCTTAATTCCCCAATTAAAACATTTGATTCAAATAATTCTGCTTTTATTTCTATCTATCTCAATAAACCATTATATAGACTTTTCAACAGTTTACCTTTTATCTTACAAAACAAGACTCTTAATACTTTAGATAGTTCATCAACACAAACAACAGAAGCTAAAACATTATTTAAACTCAACCTCAATAATTTCAAGAATGCTAACGAGGTAGAGATTCTAGCACACTTAAGTGACGGTAGTTCTGCAACAAGCAAGACAACACATTTAGTCATCTACCAAGACTACGAAACTTTAAGCAGTTGGAGTCCAGTAGAGTCTATCGTTCTTCTCAGTCCGAATTTCCCTGTTCCATCTCATCAGATGTCGTCTAGCGTAGAATATCTTGATGGACAAATAAATCAAATAGGAGAACCAAGAACAGAACAAGAAATATTAGAAGTGACAAGCCATACACCAGTACCTTATATTTTATATCAACCGAATGAATTTAGATGGATGTATTTAAAACAATCTGATTCTGACAACATGAGACAAATTTTATTTAAGGTTTTTAACCGATTCAAATTGAATGGTGATCTGATCGCTGTGAAAGCTGGCATTGGAGGTTCGTTTTCTGTAAAATTAATGTTTAGAAAAATTAGATAATATGTTTAAAAAATTCATAAAATCTCATACATATATATATAAATATGTCTGAAATAAATACATTTCTTATTGCTGACCCAAGATATGCTGATATTACCTCTTCTGTAAACGTAGCTGTGAAAGATGGACCTGCATCTGTAATTGTGCAATCCTACACCCATAACTCTAACAGTTCCAGTAACACACTTTATAATGTAAATGTACCATCTGAGAATACGCTTGTAGATCGTAATATGAGAATCGTTGGTACATTAAGTGTAACCTACACTACAACTGTTGCTGGTGCCGACGATGCTTTTTCCTTTCAAGTTGTACCTGCTGCATTTCCACTCAACCATGCGTTAAGCAGTGCAAGTCTCACAATTAATAACAGTAAAGTCAGTGTACAAAGTGCTGACGTAGTAAATATTATTACTAAACAATTTCATCAAAAGTTTCTATCTCAACATTGCCAAGGAACTCCAAATTACGTTGACAAATATTACTCTAAATGTGTTGATGCTACCGAAGATGATGCAGTCTCTTCATACATGAATGGTATTAAATTTGCTGAAAAAGATACCGATACCGCTGGGCGTGCTGATTCTGATTACACTGTAGCCGTAGCCCTTGATGGTACTCCAGTAGCACTTGTAGACGGTAAATATACTATAGCTGCTACTGATTCTGGAATTTTAACAGTGTCTTGTTCGATTAACGTAAGTGAAAGTATTCTCGGATTACCTACCGCAGAAATGAAAGAGAACGAAAGCGGTTATTTATCTATTAATAATCTTGAACTTGTTCTTCAGTACAATGATTGCAGAAACTGCTTCAATATTTCCGCTGATAAACTTTGGACTTCCACACCTGGGATTAATAGCAGTGGTTTAATTCTTGATTCTGCTGCAAAATTAAATTTACGTTACATGTCTTTACATGCATCCCAATATTCTAAACTATCCAGTAAAAACGTTTTACCGTATGACGAATATGTATGCTACAAAAGAACCTTTGAAGCTGATGGTACTCAAGCTGAACAAATGAGTGACGTTATCTCTATGCATCAAATTCCAGAAAAGATTTTCATTTGCCTAAGACCTCAATACAAAGCAATGAAACCGAATCTTTCTAATAACATAAATTTCCCAATAAAAAAAGTCAATATCACATTCAACAACATTAGTGGTCTCCTCAGTTCTTACAGTCAACGGGATTTGTATGTTATGTCTAGACGCAACGGAAGTCAACAGACATGGAATGAATTTAGAGGACGTGTTAAGAATGATGGTGAAGAAGCTAACGACATAAGTTCTCTTGGTTCAATTATCGTGATAGATCCTGTTAGATATTTATCGTTAATGGATTACCTATCAAGTTCTTCCCTTGGCCAATTTTCCTTCCAAGCCAGTATTCAGTACGAGGATATTCTTAATGTAAACTCTGGTGTAGCTGCATCAACCGATGCAATTGGATTCCAAGAAGCTGAAATCGCTATTCTTACTAATTATGCTGGTATCTTAATTAATGATAAAGGAGCATCCAGTACCATGAGCGGTCTCTTAACCAAACAAGCTGTATTAGAGGCTAAATCATCTGGTAAATCTACTGTGGATTATGAAGAAATCAACGCTATGACTGGTGGTAACTTCTTAAAATCTGGTGTATCTACTATTGGTAACATGTACAAGGAAAAGAAACAGGATTTTGAAAATACTAGAAGTAATGCTAGAGATATTAATAATACTGTTGGTGACATTTCTGACAAATTATCCAAATATCTATAAACCATTAATTTATATTTAAGAATTTCCAATAAAAATAATGTATGGTATGATATATATAAATGTTATCAAGTAGAGGATTTAATAATACTTCAACATACACACCTGACCCATTTGTAAATGATAATACAAGCATTATTTTAAGTGGAGCTGGTAGACCTAAGATGAATAACAATATGAGTGATTTAGTAAATAAAGAGAAAAGACAAACACAAGCAGACCGTAAGAAAATGGAAAAGGAATTAGCTAAAATGAAAGGTGGTATCAATAGAATTAGCCGACCGAGACGTTGGAGTAATTACGAACCTGTAGACCAAGGTTTCTTTTTAGATCCAGAAGAATATAAACGTAATAAATCAGCAGTGGTAAGACCATCATTAAAGGATGCCAAGTTCTTTAGAAATGAAATGGATGGTGCTGGGTTTTTCGATGATGTAAAAAGTGCATATGGAGTCGGTAAAGCTGCTGATAAATCTAAAGTTGGACAAAAAGTAATTGGTATGGTAAACAGTAACGCAGAAGTTGCAAAAGCTAAGAAACAACTGAAAGATTACATGGAAGGTAAAAGAAAAACTAAACCTGGTAAAGCCGCAATGCTAATTTTAGAACAAAATGGAGTTATCTCTAAAATTGAAGATGAAATGAGTGGTGGAGTTAACCGTTTAAAGAAGGCTTATAGGTGGAAAAACTTTGCAAAAGAAACCGCAAATGACGGAATTGATATTGGTGCTCGTGGCTACAAAGAATACCAAAAAGCAGTTAACCCTGTAACAAGCTCAGTCAAAGGATGGTTCGGAGGTGCACATGGTGATTCTGATGATGAGATGGAAGGAGGAGTTAACCGTTTAAAGAAGGCTTATAGATGGAAAAACTTTGCAAAAGAAACCGCAAATGACGGAATTGATATTGGTGCTCGTGGCTACAAAGAATACCAGAAAGCAGTTAACCCTGTAACAAGCTCAGTCAAAGGATGGTTCGGAGGTGCTAAAAAACAATGTCCATGGATAGCTCACGTTAAGACATTTAGTGAGAAAAATAGTATTCCGTATAAGGAAGCACTCAAAGCTGCTGGGCCATCGTACAAGGCTTTAAAAGCTAAAATGTAAAAAGATCATTAATTAATATTATTTTGATACAAACCAATAATATTAGTTATTCTTTGATATATGTAGATAGAGCTACCTCTACGCTAGTGCCCATATCTTAAGTATCAGACTTAAGTTCATCTACCATATCACCATATTTGTTACTTAAGTAAATGTTCCTTAACATCGAGCTGCCTAAATTTTTACCAAATATTTTATTTATAATTCTTGTTATTTCTTGACTTTTTTCAATTGATTCATAATACAAGGTTTTCAAAAAATGAACATTATAATTCTTATTTTTTAATT